TTTTCAAGCTCTTTTGTTAAATCATTTATTTGATTAATAACCTCAATAAAACTAGCATCAGCGCCGAAATCCCTTACCAATACGCGCAATTCTTGTATTTGATCATAAGTAAGCTTACCGCCTTCTTTAATAGTGTTAAAGGCTTGCTTAACTTTTTCTATAAGCTCGTCATAAGGAGCTTTCATCTGCTCTAGGGCAATAGCCTCGTCCATGCGCCATGTGAAAGGATTAAAACCAACCTTTTCACTAACAGCCCTTCTAAGAGAATTTCTTACACTTTCCTCAAAATCTTTTAACTGGTATTCAGCTCCAGTTAAAGCGTCTCTCAAACGAAGTGCAAAATCATCTCGGATAATCTTGGCATATGCTACAGTGTCTTCTTTTACTGCACCTGTAGTTTCTTGTAATTTTTGCATAGCTTCTAATGCTTCTTCACTAGAAGCCGTAAGAGCTTTTTGTGCTCTGCTTACAGCTTGCGCAGATCTTTCTGCTTGATAATTAGCAGAAACCACTTTCATAATTGCAAACGACACTACACCTGCTATCAAAGATACAGCACCAAATGAAAGATTTAATAGCCTTAGTGAGGTCGCAAGTCGAGTAGTGGAAGCAGCCGCTGCATTAGCAGCAGTTTGTTTCTTAAGCAGAGCAGCTGTAGTAGCTACAATAGCAGGTATCACTTTTAGTTGGGCAGCCATCCAGCGACCTATTAACAGAATAACTTTAGTAAGGCCACCAACAAAAACTGCCGTGAGAATCGCCCCTACAAATTCAATATTTTTGCCCACAAAAGACAGGATTTTTGAAAAAACAGAAAGCGTTTTAGAAAATCCCTCTATTACAGCAGCAATTCCATCGGTGTTTTGAATAATAGCTTCAAGACCAGCATTGATTTTCTCATATACTTCAGAAAGCCTTTCGTTGGTGTTAATTTGCGTGCTAATAGTCTCTACTAGCAAAGCCATATTATCGCTGACAGCATCAAGCTGCCCAGCAAGCCCTTCAGCTTCATTTTTTGCTCTTTCTACAAATACTTCTATTCGTTTAAAAACAATTTCTTGTGCTTTAGCTATTTGCCCTGTTTTTTCAAAAATCCTAATTAGCTCTTTTTGTTGATCGGTAAATTGAATACCTACTCTACGCAAGCTATCCAAGCTATTGGACGGTTGTTCAATAGCTCTTGCAAGCAATCTAGTGTTTGCGGTGAGATCACTGCCAAATGCAGACGAAATACCTTGAGCGGCAGTAACGATTTCTTCGAAAATATCAACAGATATATTATGGAAAGTCAAAAGGATGTTAAGTGCTTTTCTTGCCTCATGCGCGCTAGTCAGTGTAGCATTAGCGATAGAGCGCGCCATGTTGTCAAGCTCTCCGGCTGTAACTTGAGCACTTCTTCCTGTTGCCATAATACTAGACTCAAGGCTTAGCAGCTGCCTTTCATATTCCATTCCTGTATCTATGATATTTCTTGTGGCAACAACAAGCCCCACAATAGATGCTGTAAACGCTGCAACACCAACAGTATTGGAACGAACAAGAGAGTTAAAAGCTGTTAAACGAGCAGCCACTCCTGACAAGGGGCCTAGCGCCATTTGAACGGCTTTAGTGGTGTGTTGAATCTGCTCCACAAGAACAGATTGATCTGTAGCAGCACCACGAATACTCTTACGTTGCTCCTCCATTGCGTTTTTAACATTATCAATAGCTTCCCTGTATCTCTCTTTAGCAAGAGTTATCCCAATAGTAGAATTACCAGCCTCTTCTAAATCATTTTTATATTTGCGTAGAGCTTCGTTTAAAGGGGAGATAGCATCCTCGCCTTCTCCAAGCGCCTTCATTCTTGCAGAGAGCATTGCCACTTCTCTTTCAGCTGCAGATATAGATTTCTGCATAAGAAGAAGTGTACGCTCTGCCTCTGCAGAGGATTTCGCATAATCCGAAGTTATCTGCTTCATTTCATGAAGCGTATTCTTAAAATCTTGGGTTGCTAAAGCAGCTTCCTTGGCATCATCCCCTGCGCTAATCATTCTCTGTTTGTATGCGTTGAGGGCGATGTTTAACTGGTCTATAAATTGGCTTGACATACCAAGCTCTTGTATACGGTGACTTAAAGCGTCTACTTGACGCTCTGCATTTCCAAAAGCATTAATTAGCTTTGCAGACAACCCTCCTACATCAGCAAGGGATTTGCTGGTGGCTTGCATTTGATTTTGTAAAGATTTGTTTTGCGTAATAAAAGATTTGGCTCCTTCTTCCATTTCCTTGAAGGAACCTGAAATTTTGCTGCCAAGATTGCTAATAGATCTCTCTAACTTTTCTATGGCTCTTGTTACATTCTCAATCGTTTTTATAAGGTCGGTACCATTACCGCCTAAATTTACCTCATAATTAACGCCACCAACAGTATTCATTATGTTCTACCCCTTTTGTTCTTTATTGCTTTCAAAAAAACTTTTCGAACATTTTCATCTGTAAAAATTTCTTCAACAGCTCTTTGCAAATATTTTGGACCTGTGCCGTCTGTCGTATATTTTTTCGGGCTTACAGCAGAAGGCATATCTTCATGGACAAAAAAGGCATAATTAACTTTTTCATTTCCATAAGAGATAGAAGTCTTAACAACATTACCTTCCCATTGAATCTCATGAATCTTTGCACTCTCTCTTAAGTGCCCCTCATCCATAGGTGCATATTCCTGAGACTTTGCAAATATTTCTTGAGCAATTTCTTTTAAAGCCTCTTCCATAGCTTCTTTGGAAGCCCTTTCCATTTCTTTATGGTAAGAAATAAGTTTTTTCTTAACTGCTTTAAAATTGCTGTTAACACTACTTCTTGTCGTTCGTATTCCCATAAAAAACTCCTTACCAATCCCATAGTAAGACAATAAAAAACCCGCCATTGTAGACGGGCTTGTTATTTTGTATTTATCTTCTTTTATATTTATCTTCTTTTAGATTTAGCTTTTTTGATGGCCTTTTCCTCTAAATCCCTTTTATAAGATAAAAAGGCAAGCCATTGAAAAAATTCATCGATTGGCATTTCTTCCTCAACTTGCCACACCATCATACCTAGGTGTTCTGCTACCATGAAGACGCTTCGTAAATAATCGTCTTTTTCGAAACGTCTTTTTATTTTTTTATGTCTTCATCCTCCACATTCATAAGAGCAGCAATTTCGTTGCCGAACACCTCAACAAAGCTACCACCGTTCTGTTCCATCATGGCATCGTAATCTTCGGGAGTAAACACTTTCTGATTGGTGCCCGGAACATAAGTGTTGGTGATAACAGACCACACTAGAAATTCTGTCAGATCAAACTCTCCTTTAGAATCCTTTGCTTTGTTAAGCAAAAATTTCCTTTCTCTAAGGTTGGGTTGACGAAATTCTACATCAACTCCATTGTAATTAAAAACTTTTTTCTTGAATTGAGGCTTAGCTCCGAGGGTGACGGCCCGAATTTTTTCAAGATCAGACATTGCCATTTAATTTTCTCCTGTAGGTTGTTTATTTGAAAGGCACACAGATAGACAAAAACAGGTGTAAAATAGTTTAATTTTTCAAAAACAAAAGCCCTCCGAAGAGGGCTTACTACTAGAATATCAAACGTTATTAGGCAGGGATCTTTTCCAAACAATCAGAACCTTTCAGGCTGAATGAAAATTCATTAATCCCGTCTACTGCACCTTCTAAGGAACAGTCCTCCACCAACACTTTTCCATAATGGATAAAGTTGCTGTTTTCAGGACGGTAACGTATATGAGCAGGTAACCTTTCAGCCCACAAATCAAGTAGCAGTTTAACTGCTTGTGGAATAGCTGAATCAGGTGCATGATACCAAGAAAAAGGCTTCGGCACACCTTCTGGTATAGAGAGTTTATATTGAACACTCTCAGTCTCAGCAGACCCTGCATCCCCCGATTGAGAGTGGCTTGTAGCACGGAAGTAGCCTCTTGCCACAGATTTTCCTTCTCCGTCGGGATTGATCTCAATAATAACTTCAGATCTGTTATCAAGATCTTGTGCGAACTCAGAATAGTCCGTATAGAAACCGTCTAAGCTTAGTTCGGCGCTTTGTTGCTGATAAGCAAATATAGAATATCCTCCATTATTATGCAG